ACATGCTAGTCTCACCTTAAACTCTGTAGATGATGCACCACCATACAATACTCTCACACCATACTGATAAGTATTTGCTGTGATGAATGAACTGCCCAGGTATGCATTGATAGCTGCAGGTGATAGGTCAAACAATACAAATGCACTACATGTCACTGGATCACCCTGTGCATAGTCCCCATCATTACCACCACCATTCAGATACTTTTGAATCTTCAAAGTCAGGTTTGTAGTAGTGCCTGCTGTATTCATCCAGCCTGCATACAGTTTCTCACCCATCTGCACATCTACTGCTGCCACATCTCTGCCTGTCAGCCAGGTGTTTATTTTAGGCTGATAGTATGATGTGCTAAAATCTCTGAATATCGGATTGACAAAGTTGAATGCTCTGTATGTGCCTGATGCCAAATTTGTGTAGGTAGTGCCACCATATTCCTCACCAAATCTCACCTCATATCCTATGTACAGATCATTGCCTGTGTAGCTGAATGCTGTCTGTGTGGCATTAGGTTTGAAATACCCTGCTAGGTAGTCTCTCACTATTCCACCTGCATTGAAAATCCCTTTTGTGTTTGTAGGATCAGGAAATAGTTTTACCCTTGCTACCACTGTGCTATTGATCAACAGGTCAAATACATATTTGAATCCTGCCTGTGCTACATTGTTTGATGTCACCACAAAGTACAGATCATCATGTGCTGATGGATATGCCTCAGGTGTACTGTTTATTGTTATTGCCATTTTTTACTTATTATCATTTATTGAATTATTTGCCTGTCTTATTGCCACTCTCACATCCTGTCCTACCACCTTAGATAGTGCATCTAGGAAACTTTGCCCAAACATGCTATCAATGGTGTCATCAAAGAATCCTGATCTTTTAATACCTTTCTTTTTGATATTGATGGCAGTAGCATAGGCTATTGATTTCAGCTTTTCATCCTGTGATTTCACCCTGGCCAGGCTCTTATCTTTTCGCTGGTTTGCACTCAGGTTTCTAGTCTGATCATCCCTGCTGCCTATTGATCCCCTCAGCTTGTACCACCTTAAAATGCTTTTCTGCATCTTAGATCCTATCAGGATGCCACCCTTTTTGTTCAGTTTCTTTTCAAACTTGTATGGTGTATTGTTTCTGCTGTTAGCAAATCCACTCACCCCTTTGTTCACAAAGTCATAGTACATGGATGCAGGATCTGATTTGTCCCATCCTATTGTGATAGTGTAGCCATTGCCTGTCTTGTCCAGGTCACCACTGCTGATGCCATCCTCTAAGCCTCCACTAGATACCTTTCCTTGATTGTTTAGTTCCTGCTTGATGTTTAAGACAAACATGGCAGCTGATCTGATCATGAACTGCTCTAGTGATGGGAATTGCCCTAGCCCTGCATAGTCAGTCTTGTCATTGCCTAGATCATCAAGGAATCCATCATTGACTATCTCATCCTGTATTTGCTTAATGCTTGCCATAAGATTTTTTTATCTGCTCTTTGTCATATTCTGCTTTCGCTTTCAGATAGGATAGATCATTAAGAAATTGTATAGTCATCATTTCGTACACCTGCTCTAGTCTAATTTTTTCATGCTCTGCAACAATGGTAGCTTGATAAATCCATCCAAAACGCTGCATAAACCCTGATACAGTATCTCTGCTTGCACCCTGCTCATCTTCGCTGTCATCATCATCTGCCATATCAAATAGTCCTTTGAAACTTTTATCCAGTTCCTGTAGACTTGACAAAAAAAAACTACAGATCCCAGTACCTCAGTGACAGATGCTGTCAATATATCATTGGCATAGTCCTCATGCTTAGATGCATCAAACTGATCATCTACCCATTTGCCATACCAGTTCCTCTTTTGTGGAATGACCATGCTAGCTGCAATCCTGTGGATGTTCTCATTGAAATTGGCTGCAAAGTGTTTGGATTCTACATACCTGGCTGTAGGCATCTTTTTGACATCATAGACACATCTGTATCTTTTGCCTTTAGTGTGGATGTACTTTTCATGCTTGACCTCAAAGTCATTCTTTAAGAATCTGACTTTGTTTGCTAGTCTCATCAGCTTTCTATTGCTCAGATCCTTGATCTGCTGCTCAGTTAAATTGCTGATGATGGCAATAGTCTTGATAGACAGTTCCTCATCTGTCATGCCCTCTTTCGTGTTTTGTAGGTCAGCTAGTTGCTGCCACTGAAATACATTGATGTCTTTCCATGTCATATCAATAAATAGAAAAAGCCAGGTGTTTAGACTGGCTAGCAAAACATCACTGATGTCAGATCTACAATACTCTCATAGATGGGGCTGACTATAAATAGGTAAAGTTATAAATTGACACATGTCATAGAAAAGTAAGTCAATAGCTTTACTTTTTGACACATGTTATCCAAATGAATACCTGCCTGTGCCTCTCTTTAAGTTTGTATTATTCCATGCCAGTGCTAGTGCCATCACACAGTCATCATGGAATCCACTAGGTGCAGAATATTTCACCCCTGTAGCTGTGAACTCATATTCAAAGATGTTCAGTTCAGCTGTGATAGCACCATCAGGAAATGCAATTTTCCTTTGCTGGATAGCTGCTGCTAGTCCTGTCATCAATTGCTGCTTTGATGTTTGGCTGAACTTAAAGCCTGTGACATCCAGTCCCTCTGCTTGCAGATCCTCAAAGATAGGATCACCCACACCTGTGCTATCCATCAGGATAGGTGCAGCTGGTAGGTTTTTGATTCTTTGTTTGGTAGTTCTCCAATCTTCCTGGAATCTGTCAAAGTAGGACACTGTGCCATTCTGATCCAGGCCTATGATCACTGTGTAGTCAAATGACTTAGCCAGGTCAATGCCATAGCATACAGTGGGCTGTGTAGACATTGGATAGGTACACTGCTGTATGAACATAGCCCCAAATGGATTGGCCACATTCTCATTGAACTCTGCCATGTATTCCTGGCTGAATGCTAACTCAGGCAGATCACCCCTGGCCTCATCTATCTCATTAGGATCTATGTATGGATTGTCATAGGTAGACATCTGCCAGCTAGTCCATCCTGGATCACCTGACTTTCCCCTCTGCCATATCTTATGAAAATCATTTTTGCCCTTAGGTGTAGACAGAAAGAATGCATCCCCTCTGTAGTCAGTCAGTGTAGGTCTAATTGATTCAGTCCATCTGTGCCACAGGTTTTTAACGAATGCAGCCTCATCAATAATGTTTCTGTGATACTTTCTAGATCTACCTGCCAGTTCATTCTCTAAACTCCAAAACTCTATTTTCCCACCTGTGATCAGTTCAATGAATTGATGATCATTCTTTCGTGATATGATAGGCTCTAGGGCATGCAGGCACTCGTTGTAAGTACCATCTAGTAGTTTGTATGTAGGTGTGAAATACCCAGCTAATTTGCCAGCTATGGCTGTCTCAGATAGCAGATTGATGGCTAGTGCAGATTTGCCCCATCTTCTACCACAGGATAGTACAGAAAACCTTTTATGGCCATCCACTACTTTCTGCTGATTGATGTGCAGTTCATTCAGGTGTACTGTCTTATCCACTAGTCTTTTGGTGTTTCTTTCTTTTCGTACTTGACTTTGATGGTCACCTCTTTGCTGCCATCTTCCTGGATCTTTTCAGTCAGGCCATTCAAACGCTGTGTGATGGATGCATTGTAGATCCCTGCCATGCCGCCACCTATCTGATCCTGCCTGATTTGCTCTCTTATAATAGAGCAGATATTGGCAAATTCTTTGTATCTGCCCTCCTTATTCATAAAATAGTCATGAATCCATGATATGATTCCCTGCTCAAAACACCACACATTAAATCCCTCTAGTGACAATGGTTTCTCTTTCTCTCTGTACACCATTTTGCCCATTCCACCCACCCAGTCCTTTACTATGAATGGATTTGATTTGATGTCTTTCTTATATCTGTTAAATAGATCCCACATCATCTCAGGTGATTCTATGCTCTTAGGTCTGCCCACTGGTCTTTTCTCTGCCACCTTTTTAGGTGCAGGTTTTTTGGGTGCTGCCTTTTTAGTTACTTTCTTAGTTGCTTTTGCCATACATCACTGTTTTTCTTACTATGTCCTGAAATTGATCAAATGATAGGCTGCTAACAAAACTGTCCTCACCACTCACTATCTCTGTGTATTCTTTCCCATCCTGCTGATACCTGCATGCAAAGTCTATGGTGAAAAACATGAACTCTACCTCTGTCAATCTACTGTAGGTAGTTTTCACATCTAAGTCTCTTAGCACAATAGTCTCATCATTGTGGCACAGTATGGGTATTACTATAGGGATCATTCTAGTTTGCTTTTAAAGTGTTCACAGATCTTTTCCATCTTTGCCTGGTAGTATGTGGCAAAGTCTTTGTAGCCCTCTGCCTTTTGCTGATAGTTCACATAAAGGATGCCCCTCAGTCTTTGGCTGGGTGTCTTTTCTGTGTCTAGGTCGGTCTTTAAAGCATTGATCTCATCTGCCTCTGTGGTAGTGAATAGTTCCTCTTTGATGGCTGTGTAGCAAAACTTTTGATTTAGCTGGAATATCTCAGCTGCCTGAGCAGGTGATAGTTCCTGTGTGCCTAGTGTGATCCTGACAGTCTTATCCTTTCGTGATGCTATGCTTTCAATCTGTGCTGGTAGTATTATCATATCATTTTTTCTTTTATGCATTTGCTACAGTACCATAACTGATGACCACTATGCTTGCTTGTATAATTCAATTCGTATGTATGACCGCTGAATGAACAGAACAATTCTTTCCAAAACTTTTGAAACTTCCATTTTCTTAAATATTTCTTTAATGCCTTTCTTTCCTGTTTTTCTTTCGGTGTCATTAGTTTACATTGTTTAGGATGTTCTTAAACTCATTTAATGCAGCTTCCTGCTCAAAATGGGTGTTCACATCTGTGATATGTTTATTGATCAAAGTCTCAGCCATTGGTAGGCTGTAGTGGCCATAGCACATCACTGTGTCACCAGCTGTGCCTTTCTTAGCTGTACCTACAAACCAAAACTGATTTGTAAGGATTGCCCATATAGCCTTGATCTTTACTTTCATTATCTGCCCTGGCCTCTGTAGGCTTTTGGCCTGGGTGAATGTTTGTTAAAACTTTTTTTTGCATGGCCTTGCTTTCTTTTGCCGAAATTGACCTTGATGCTAGTGCTGCTACCTTTTGCCATATAACTTTGTCCAGTTTGTAGGGTAGGTCATTGGTTTGATCACCTGATACCCTAGTGTATTAAAAAATGAATCCCATTGATCCTGCTGCTTGATATTGATATGCCCCCATGCCTCATCATTGTCTGTCACCTGTGATGTAGAACTGAACAGGATATACTTAGGCTGTATCTTTTTAAATAGGTCTTTTAGTTCTTTGTCAGTCATGTGTTCTGCTGTCTCTATGAATGACAATAGATCTGTAGTGATAGGCTGATCAATGATCTGAATGTGTGGCACTTTCTCAGCCATGTAGTCTCTGTGTGATTTAAATATCTCATAGGCCTTGATGTCATAGTCAGCCTCATAGTAAGCATCTGAATACACCCCTGTGCCTGCACCAAAGTCCAGCACTGTCTTGATACCTAAATCATGTAACTGATTAACAGTTGCAGCTGCCAATGCCCTAAATGCAGGATTGTCTATGCTGATCCCCATGCTTAACTCAGTGGCCAAAAATTCTGCATCACTTATCATCTAGTTTCTGTTTATGCTTATCATTTAAAAATTCTATCCATTGTTTCTTATCCCCATAGTCCAGGTGACATTTTCTACACAGTGCCTGTAGGTTTTCAATCACATCCCTTTCCTTTGATCCACCCATGCCCCTGGCTTTGATATGGTGGATGTCCACTGCTTTTCTGCCACAGGCCTCACATGGTATGTAGTCATCTAGATCATAGCCAAAGTGATCCAGGTAGACTTTCACATGTTTTTTCATATCAATGACCTGTACAGCTGCTCTCTCAGTTTGTTAATCTTGTCTAGATGGAAATTGTCTGCACACCACTCATAGTTTGCCTCACCCATCTCTTTCCTATAAATAGCATCATTTGCTAGTTTTTTTAGATTCTTATACCAGTCAGTTTGTTTGTCTGACTTGATCACATAGGGGCAGTTCTTATATGGATCTACATTGCTCACTATGACTGGGATCTTTTTGGTAGCAGCTTCTAATACTTTCAGGTTTGATTTCATGCTGTTGAACTTGCTTTCCACTAGTGGCACTATGGCTATGTCAGCCTCACAGTAAAAGTTCATATACTTATCAATTGGTAGTGCAGGTTTGATATATCCTGGCATCTTTAAGCCTACAGTGTAGTCATTGATCATTCTACCCCATACACTAGCAGAAAATTCATTTGCTGGATCATACCCACACATAATGAACTGCATGTCATTCACTAGCCTTTTATCACTTAGTATCTTTTTAAATGGATTCCTAAGCAGTGCAATGTCTTTTTCATGGGTGATAGATCCTGCATACAGTACCCTGGTTTTATCAGACTTATGCTTCACATCTGTGAACTGATCTTTGCCAAATGGTAATGCATTAGGCACTACATGCACCTTGCTATTAATTTGGCTGATATGATACCTCAAAGTCATGTTTGTGCAGGTCACCATATCTGCTGCCATGATATGCTCAATGATGGGCTGTGCCTCATACTGACCATACAGGATGTGCCAGGGATCAAGATGCCAGTAGTCATCCACATCAACTATCAGTTTGAATCCATATTTTTCCCTGTATGCTATCAGGTTAGTGATGTGACATGTAGGTATGAAACGATTGACCACTACCAGGTCAAAGCCCTCAGATAGTATCTCATCATTGATGGTGTCAGTGAAATAGGCATAGTCTTTTGCCATGTAGTAGATAGGCATCATCAGTCTGTGATAGCCCACTCCGCTGTTCTGCTGGGTAATAACTAGTATTCTCATTAGCTTTTCTCTAGTTCTTTTATGTCAGTCAATACGAACACAGCACAGGCACATGCCGCTGTGACTAATGTCATTAAGAATACAGCTGCTAAAATGGTGATCAGTATCATAGTAGGTAGTTTTAAAAATGTCACCCCAGGAAATCCCCCAATTACTATATTGTTATTAAATTTTTATTTTTAAATAGATCCCAGGGTGACAATATTTTTATTTCTTTTTTGCTTTCTTTTTTGGCTTTGGATCTGAAAACACATTTTGTGGTAGGCTCTTAGCAAACTCATGTAATTCCTCAGACACAGATACTGTAGCAGTCAATGTATCACCATCAGCTTTCACTGTGACAGTCTCTACCTTAGGCAAACCCTCATAGTAGTACAGCAATCGTTTCAGCATGTCAAACACACAG